GGTGGCAGCATTGGCCGTTGATACAGCCGTACTAGCAGCAGAGCTGGCAGCATTTGCCGTGGTAACCGCAGCAGAGGCGTTTGAAGACGCAGTGTTGGCCGTCGAAACAGCAGCAGCAGCACTAGCATTGGCGGCGTTTGCCGTTGACACAGCAGAGTTGGCCGTGCTAACAGCAGTGGACGAGTTGCTGAGGGCGGTATTGGCGGTACCTAGGGCCGTGTTGGCCGTGGTTAGTGCCGTGTTGGCGGTCGTCGTAGCAGAGTCGGCCTCAAAGTTACTTTCCTGAACCGCATAAAGGGTTTGGGTAAAGTTCTCGTTGAGATCGCTTGCCTTGATGGCCGATCCAGCAAAGATCGTGTTGGACGCCTCATCAATGTCGGTTTCCCGATAGATTCTAATTGCAGCTCCGTTGGCAGGGGCCATCAGAAACTGAATGGAGGAGGCAGTGGCAAAGATGTAATTGGTGACAATGGTCCCATTAACAGAAACCTTGACATCCGTTTGATCCAGATAAGGAAAAGACAGGGAATAGAGTACCGTTGACCCATTCCCTGTATAAGTGTTTTGAACGACAGCCATGGCTTACTTAAAGTTCATAATGTCTTGGTAAACCTTGTTCATGCCTTCAACATCAGCATTGCTGAAGTCTTTTGGTTGGTCAAGGTTGTAATTGCCCTGCTCGGCTTGATACTGAGCAGCTCTGATTTTGCGATTCTGATCAGCAACAACGGTGTTCTCAAGTTCAAGCTTTTCAAAGGCACGCTTACGGGAATCCTGCCAGATGCGACTAACATCGTCGTAGACCCGTGGGGCATCCTTCACAAACTCACTCATGGCACCTGATTTGCGTTCCTTCCAGTTCTTAAGGTCCGTCTTAACCCAATCAAGCTTGCGTAGATTATCCAGTTCCCTGCGAAGACCGTTGCGGTACATTTCTTTGCGGATGAACTGCTTTTCCTCGGCTGTCAGTGGGCGGCCGTTAGGAGCTGTGTCTAAACTATCCTTCCAACTAAACTCCACATCCATAAGAAACTTTGCCACCGGATCTTTGTTTTCAGGGCTCACTTCAAAGGGAACAGCAGCATTCCACAAGCCTCCACTAGGATTGCGAAGGGGTTTGCCGGTAAGAACGTCAATAACCTCAGGACGAGACAGGCGGTATCCAGGCAGGGCCACAAGAGCCATGCGTTCAAACTCATTGCTGTACTCACGCATATAAGGATCCATGGCGTTCGCCAAGGCTCGACGTGCTCCAGACATAGGAATTTGATTGTTGGCTGTGCTAAGAACACCCTTCATGACCGAAGCCATTGTCCAGTTTTCTGTATCCAGCAAATCACCCAGAGCTGCCAATCCGGAGAAGTAGCTCTTTTCTGTAAGACTAGCGGCAGTTGCAAGAATCAATTGACCCATAAGTTTCTGCGCCAAATCTTCTCCACCAACCTTAGCCACAGCCGAAAGGTCAGCAACAGCAGCAATGATGTTGGAAAGAGGCTCAACAGCGTTGTATGAAATATACTGATCGCCAATCTTAACAGAGCGGGGTTGGATACCCAGCTTTTGCCAGCGTTGGCGCTCGGCCGCATCAATTGGGGTGTTACCAGTAAAGGCGCCATTCCACGCAAATGGAAGGATAGCAGCAACCACCATTGAACCAACAGCTTGACGGCCTTCATATTCAGCAATCAACAGTGGATCACCAGAAGCCATAGCATCCTGATACTGCTTAGAGAACCTAGCAGTAAGGGGAAGATGCTCCAACTGATACGATAGAATGTTAGCAGGAGTTCTAATAAAGGGAACCGCCAACCGACCAGCAGGGCCGATGTACGGAAGATCATCCAAAGCAGCCGAAAGGTGATTCAGACCAGCACCAGGATCGTTTTGGAAGGTACCAATCTCTGCATACTTTTGAATGCCCTTTTCTTTAATTTGACCGGTGTTTGGATCGATGTACTTGGCATACTCATCAATATATGCTTTGGTACGTTTGGACACATCCAATGGACCTTCTTTGGAAGCCCTATATGCTGCTATTTCAGCAATCCGTTGCCTGGCAAGGATGGTCTTAAACGCATCGTCCATGCTGACCAGCAGTTTGCTGGGATAATCCAAAAACTCAGCAAATCGATAGTGAGCCTTGAGCATACCAACCGTAAGCTTTTCTGCATCACTCTTAGCCACCTTATCCATTGCTTCAAGCATTGCCAGAGATTCGGCGTCTTGAACAATTCGATATGTTGTGGAAGATGCTGGAATACCAGTTTTGAAGGTTGTAGTAGCTACCCTAAGGGCTTCGTTTGTGCTCGTGGTAATGGCATGAAAGCCAGCTAAAGCAGCGTTGATGGTTGCCTTGTCACCCTTCCAAGCGCCAGCAATTGCCATGCTTGTTGGGGCCTCTACCAGACGGTAAATACCAGAAAAGTTCCTAAACAGGGTTTTAACACCAGACAGGATGCTGTTGTAGAAGATGGACATTTGGCTCTTACCAAACATCTGCATTGCCGTCTTTGAGAAGGACACGGTTTTGCTAGGATCTCCTCCAGCAAGAACCATGGCACGCACCAGGGCACGCATCTTATCAACCGCTTCAGCATCGCCTTTGCGGTAGGCATCCTTAACCTCTTGTGCCCACTTCTTCAACCTACGAGGGGTGACAACATCATCCATTTCGAAGTCACGAGCAGCCATAGCGGCTTCCCCTGCTTCAACGTTTTTGGTGATGCTTTGCTTGAGGGAATTGAGTGATCCACCGAAGAACTGAGTGCCTTCCTTGTAGAACTCCAGAACGCCAACAAGACGATCAACCGCACGGTCAAAGGTATTGAACCCATAGACCTGTGAGGCATCATAGTCCTCAGCAACCTTAGCCAGGTCGTAGATTTGGTTGGACAAATCAGCAACCACAGCCTTCATGGCAATCAAGGTTTCACTTGAAGGAGTGGCCTTGCCGGTGGTGCTGGAAACTAGAATCTCACCTTTTTCGGAGAACAGACGCCGCACAAGAGCACCATCGCCTTCCTGAGCAATCAGATCATCGTATGGACTCAGAGAATCCATGAAGTCACGATAGATGCGGGCTGCGTTGTTTAGGACCTGATCAACAGTTTTGCCGGAATCACGGGCAATCTGTTGAACATCAACGTCCTTTTCATACTTGCGAAGGATGTCCTCAGCACCTGTATCTTTGATACCAATGCTGCGAACGGCTGAATCGGTGAGGGTTTTACCAGATGCACCATGGATACCAATCTTACCAACCTGAGGGAATCCATCCTCAAGTTGGACCTGATCAGCAGCAACCTTATTGATGTTGTCTGTCTTTACAGTGCCCTGGGTTTCCCAGTAATCGTACTTAGCATTGGGGTCGGCTGACTCAAGGATGGTGTTATCCAGATCCTTCTGTTTATCAAGTACCTGCTCAAGCTCCTTATTCAGGCCTTCAAGAATGTCTGTATCTTCAGGATCTGTTGCATCAATCTTTTCACGAATGATGCGCTCGTCCTCAAGAGCCTTATTCAGCTCTTCCTCACGAACATCATTCCAAGCATTGGATTCCTGATTCTGAGCCTTTGTGGACTCTGCCTCAAGCTCATCCGACCGTTTAGCAGCGGCTTCAACACCCTCGGCAATGGCTTCATCATCTGATTTACCGGCCTTCTTGGCTGCCTGAGCAGCAAACCTACCAGCAACAAGAGCAGCAACACCATTGCCAACATAGTTGAGAGGTGCGCCTTCGAACAGGGACTTGACCCTATTCAGCATAGGGCTGCCGTATTTATCAGTAGCCAGACCAAAGGCCCAGCTGTCTCTCCAATCCTCCGGAACCATGCTTTGAATGGTTTCACTGAGGTTACCATCCTTGGCATTGGTGAGGAAGAAGTCAGCAACGGCACCTGGAATCAGATCTTCGGTTGCCAGCTTCTTGGCTTGAGCTGCTCGCTTGCTGACGCCAGTGAGCTTTGGATCAATCGGCTTGGTTCCAAGTTTACCACCGGGAAGCTTACGGCCAGCCCTAACAGCAACAATCATGCTGAGGATTTTGGAGGCCGCCTTACCAACACCCGTCTCTGGACCTTCAATACCAATGTCAGAAAGTGCCCGCTTGTAGCCGTCCTCGGTAGGCTTCTTGCCAAGGTTAACGGTAAGATCAAGCGCAGTCTGAGCAAGAACATCCACAGGCCCCTCAACGAGGTCCGCAGCGGCCTGACCAACAACACCACCCACCTCACGGGTAGCACGCCTGACAGGCTCAGGAATCAGAGTCTTCTTGCCTTCTTGATAGGTTTTCTGTGTCTCAGTTCCAAAAAGAGTATCAACAGCACCGGTAACAACTTCACCGGGGTCATTGATGAATTGACCGAGAGGCTTTTGGAGAAACTGGAGGGGGTTAACGTAGGACTCCTCAAGCTTTTTTTCTTTAGCAGCCTTATCGGCAGCGGCTTTCTTCTGCTGTTCGGCAGCTTGCCGCTTTCTCTTCTCTTCTTCTTGTTTCTTTTTGGCCTCAGCCTGTGCGCGAGTTTGTTTAGCCCGTTCGACCATGTTGATCGCCGGGACGCCTTCGAGATTGTATTCAGCCATTTGAGTATTGGAAAGATGGCCCCCCACAAGGGCAAAGGAATATAAAAGGCGGGAGGCCCTATTCCCCGCAAGGATAGGACCTTATTTCCCGAGTTGAGCAGCAATCCTTCTCCGCAGTCGATCATAATTGCGATACGGAGTCATGCTGGTGCTGCCAGCCGGAGCTGGAGCAAAGAAGTCGATGCTGGCAATGGTTCCATCCGCAGATCGAACATTTCCAGTACCGCCTTGACGGCCAATGATTTGACCAGGAGCCACCCGTGCTCCAACCCTTAGACCTGGGCGGGAAGCAAGGTGAGCATAAAGTACATCAACGGGTTGACGAGTTTCTGGATCAATCGATTCCACAACAACGTAGTTTCCATAGCCAGGTTCAAAGTTAATGTCCTTGACCCTACCTGGAAGAACTGCTGGGAATTGCTTGTTTTCAAAGAACACATCAATGCCGGGTTGACCATCAGGCCGTTCGAACGTAACGGAACTCACCTGTTGTCGAAACGATTGGAGCCCGGCTCCGCTAAAATTTCCACCAGACATCTCCTGCCTGAGGCTTCTGAGGTAGCGTGGGGCATCAATCTTGCGACTGGCTTCCCACTCCATGTTGAGGTCCTCAACGGCCCCACGAAGGTCATTACTCTGACCCCTAAGGTACGCATTCAGCCGCTTCCTCCACGGGAACCCTTCGGTGATCACCGCATCAAACAGTTGATCTTGGGTGGCCTTATCAAACTTAGCCGTGTCTGGAATCCCAGCCAGCTTTTGAGCAGCCTCAAGAGTCTTCAGTTTGAACTGGTATTTACCGTTGTGAAGGTATCCACGCTGTTTGACTTGAGCGATGGTCATCTTTGGCAGCTGTGGGTCACGAAGATTCCCAGCAACACCATTGTTGTAGCCACCATATCCTTCATCACCAGGACCACCTTCCAGGTCACCTAGAGCGGTTCTAAGTGAAGTGAGGGCTTTACCAGCACCACCTTGGAGTTGACTTTGGAAAGTTTCACCGGCCTTGGCTCTTTGTAGCCGAAGTCGATAGCGTTCTCTGGCACGACCCGTGATTCTTGGGTTGGCCAAAGCAGCAGCAGCGGCAGGATCGTAGCTATAGTTGTCTGAGTAGCGTTTAGCAGAAACATTTTGAGGGGTTACGTTGAACGGAATCCCTTGCAATGCCGCCTGTTGTTTAAGAAGTTCATTAACCGATAGGTTGCTGGCCTTGGCCATGACTTCTATATCAGCAGACGGTTTGCCTCCATTATTAAGAACATCAAGGTTCAACTCAATGCGTTCCCTTGGGAAGAGAATGCTATTGCGTCCGGAGACAACGCGAGGGAGGCGGGCAGCAACCTGATTGGCAAGGTCCAGTCCAGATGGACCACTGACCCTACGAACCACAGGAGGCATTCCGCGCAGGCTACCAGGAGTGGGAAGAATCCAAGTCCCATTCTTATCCTGCCTTGGAGAAAAGTCTCCACCAGGACCCAGAGCAGCAACGATTTGCTGTTCCATAAAGGTTTGAGCCTGGAGCCTGTTAAGCTCTTTTGTTTGCATCTCTCGCAGCGTAGTAGCAGCTGCAATGTCAACAACAGAAGAAACGGTTGAGGCTACCCTATCAGCGAACTGACTGTCAGAAACACCTTGTGCCTTAAGAAGGCCACGAAGATGATTTCTAGCAAAGCTCCTCATAACGGATACGTCAGGAAGAGTCTTTTCGTTGTCGTCGCTGGGAAGGAGAGCCCGTGCTTTTTGAGCCGCATCGGAACTGATGTGTCCGGTAGCTTCAAGGAGTCGAAGATCAGAGACACTCTTGATGACGCCTTTACCGACAGCATCAATGACGTTCTGATCGTTCTTTGGATTGTAGTTCTTGCCGAAGGTGCGAAGCTTGACCAGGGCCTCAGTGGCTTCTGGATACAGTGTTTGCATCTCTTCCAGCTTCTTTTCTGTGGCAGAATAAAGCGATGGAGATGGAGCAGCTTGAAACTGATTGATCATCGAATCAATTTCTTCTTTGGCCGACTCCTTGGTTTCCTTAGCCTGTGCTTCAATCGTACCATCCAGCTTAGCCCTGACCTCAGCAATCTCAAGACCAAACCGTTCTCCAACCGTTCGCAGGCTAGGATCATCTGGATTGATCAGTGATGCTTCGTAGTTGGCAAGAGCAGTCTTTGCTTCCTCTGGGTTGGTAGAGCCCAGACGTTGGATCTGTGCAAGAATGGTTTCATTGGCCAGCTTATTGGCAGTCTGCCAGTTACCAGTCAGGTTGTACGCATTCTTGTAGGTGGTAGCTGTCAGGTTCTGTGCTAGGGCTGGATCTGCAAATCCGGAAACTTTGGAACCAACATTAGCAATAAACCGCTCCTGATCCAGTCCCATGCGGTTCTGGACAATCTCTTGCATCCGTTCCCCAAGAACCTTACCGCGAACACGCAGCATGGTAGGAGTAAGATGCTCAGCAATGATGATAGGATTTATATTACGAAGACCAGTGGTCTCCATAAAACGTTGAAGCCCCACCTGCCATACTGCCATCAACTCAGGCTGTGTTTGAGCAGTAGCAGGAGTAATTATCCGTACCGAACCATCAGGCTGGGTTAGAGGAATTTGGGTATCTCGATCACGCACAAAAGTGGTAAAAACCGATTCTGCTTGAGAGGCAGCCATTTGAGCAATGCCGATCGCCTCACCATAACGCTGATACGCATTCAGTGTAAGGTTTTCCTGGCGATAGGTTTCCCCAAGTCCAGGATTGACAGCAGTCAATTGGTCAGCAGTTTGAATCTCTTGCTGTGCTGCGGTTTCGAACTGTTTCTTTTCTGTCTTATACTTTTCAACGATGTCGGGTTTAACCGTAACGTCGCCGTTAAGGACGCGAGCAATACCAAATTTAATGTCGCTTTCAATGCGACCTTTGGTCTCTTCAATCAGCGCCTTATTGAGTGTCTCAGAAAACCCAACTAGGCTTTCCAGATCCACCTTATTGTTGGTAAGGACTGTTTCAGCTACAGCATTTGCCTGAGAAATACGGCGGTCCGCTTCTCTGGTAAATTGAGCGCTAGGATCAAATGCTTGAACAGGATTAAAGCCTGCTCCTTGTTGCGGCCCAGTTAGTCTAATTTGACCAGGGGTCGATTCATAAATTCTAGCCATGGCTTACTGCGAACCTTTAGATGGAGCTGGTTTAGGAGTATTGCTTGTAGCTGATTGTGGTTTAAGCTGGCCATAAGTACTCAGTCCACCAATCGCTGCCGAACCCAGTCCAGCAACCAAACTAAGTCCGCCAGGTCCAGGAGTGGCGATCGGAGCAGAAGGCTCCATCATCCGTTGAGATGCGGCAACATTATTAGCAGACTCTTGCTGATTAAAGATGCTTTCTGCTCCAACCCAGTAGTCTTGGTTAGCATAGGCCAGGTTCTGACCCAGATAAGCCATGTCCCTGTCGGCTGTACGCTCTGCATCTGCCAGCAGCAGTCCAATTGATTGCCCAGATCTACCACTTGCCATCACAAGCCCCTGCTGTTGAAGGCTCTGAATGGTACGTTCTTGTGCTGCCTGAGCAGCCTTAGCGTATTCGCTTTGAAGCTTACGTTGCTCGGAAATGTAACCCCGATTAGCAGCCTCGTTATTAAGACGAATCTGTTCAGCATACGCACGCTCTGATTGTTTGTAAGCAGTCAGCTGCGCTTGATATTGTTGTTGAGCAACGGCATTCTGATAATCAGCCTGTTGTTGCTGTTGTTGATACGATGCGATCGAACCAATAGCTCCACTAGCAAAGGAGCCAATCGCAGATACAATTGCTAGTGTTTCAGTACCTAGGCACATGGCATTAACTTAGCAAATTCGACATAGGTTAAACGAGTTGGACCAACGCTAACATACGACAACCGCTTAAACCCAAGCAGGTGAAGCAGCTTCATGTGCATCACGTTTCTTGGATCAGCTATGTTGTGAAGCAGAAGGTAGGAGGTTTGTTGATCGACCCATTTTTTGGCCTCCTTAAAAAAGAGTTTTGGGTACTGGCGGACATACGGTGTTGTTAACATCCAGATGGCTCCGCTTTGGGCATCTGTTCTGGATACCCCAGCTACCCCGCAGATCATCCCATCTGGATTCCAAAAGCAGATAGGATTATCAGAATTGGCAACAGAAAGTCGAAGGCCCAGGCGCATATCAGTGAGCCCAAGGCCTTCAAGCTCTTGTTTGTCTTCTGGTTGTAAATTGTCGGCCACCCAATCAACGTCAAGCGGCCGAGCAATGTCAATGAGTTTGGTGCAAACGCCCATCACTTAATGGCAATTCCTTTGTTATTGAAAGTACCCTCCCAAGTAATGGAGGTGAGGGCGGTCGGGAAGGGGCTATCCGCAATCAATTCTATCTCAACCTGATCGCCCTTGGCAAGCACTGGAACGGTGTTCCTAGCGTTACGCAGGACGGGAATGGTGTTAGGAGGATAGAGGTTGCCGACAATCTGAGGAAGCACCATTGAATACTCATTCCTACCACTTGCCCGAATGTTAACCACATAGGGGCCAGAGTTGTAGCTGTCAATGGACATACGATTGACCATTGGAATGTTCAAGGTATCCTTGCGTCCTTCCGAGATGATGTAATAGAATGCGGGAAGGATAGCAGATGCTTCGTACTTGTATCCAAGGGCAAACTTTTTGGTGGTTTGATTTCCATCAATGGATACAAAGTAACGCTGACCAACGGGCTGAGCTAGATCGGTTTGAAGAGTCAGCTCTTGAACCACGCCAGGCTCCAGCGGATCCAACGACACTAACACCGGTTGAAGGGTAGTGTCCTCAAATCCATCCTTAAAGCAGACATGAGTTTCATCCGTTCCAGCAAAGTAGACCTTTGTAGGATTGTAATCAAACAAGTCCAAACGAAGATCAATGTACTTATCTTCAAAAAACACCGCACCACCAGGGGTATCGGTCAGAAGATTCACCTTGCTTAGGACATGGCTGCTGTTATGCTTGGTGACCAGATAGAGGGTGTCGTGGTCAAACTCCGTCATTACAACATTACCAGGAAGTTCCCACTTGAACCAGGAGAACATCAGCCGTTTTGTACCATCCTCAAAGAAACGGAAGAAGTACAAGTTCTTTGGTTCTCTGCTGCTGAACAGTGAGAAATTGGAAGCAGAACTGGTTGCCTTGAGATCTTTGATGTCAGAGGGAATGTACGAGGGAATACCCCGCGTCAGTTCAACAACGGTAGGCTTTTCTCCAGACCCTCCGATGGTCATTTCAAACACACCAGTTGCTGTATCGCTTTGTTCAATAAAAACGATACTAGAGCCGGTGTCAACTGGAGAGATACGAGGCGACTGGCTAAAGCTGCTCAGAAGGTTAATTTCAGCAGTAGACGCAGAGAAGGCGTCGGTAGTAGTTTCCAGGATGTATTGAGCGTTGTCCGCAAACAAAGCCAATCCACGAGGAATCTGAACAGCATGACGCAGCTCAATTGGTTTTAGAGAACCACAGCTTAGATCAATCGGATCACTATCGACGATGGTAATGACCGTGCTGGCAAAGAAGTTGAAGTAGTCCCCAGCCTGTGAGCAGATGACATTTTCATTGGACATCAAGATCAATCGATTCTTGAAGAATGAAATACCATGAATCTTGGTACCAACAAATGTTGGCATCAGGTTGGTTTCATTGTCACCAACAACTCTGGGCTTCCAAAACAGCTTAGCAACTCCATCAACGGATTGAGTAACGGAAGCCACCGTGTCAACCCGGAAGGTATCACCATCAGCATTACTGACCACATCCAAAGCGGTGTAGGCACGTCCTGCTCGGCTAATGGTTACCGCATCAATAACTCCAGTCGTAACAGTTGTGGCCCGCAATCCAGCCTGCTGCTGAAGAGCAACAGTAGGACCAGAAGGAGTCACATTGGTGTAACTACCAAGCTTTGAGTAGGTGATGTTACCAATGGTAAAGCTGTCGTCCGTGCTCGTGACTCGGAACACGCTGCCATTGAGATACCACTTAACCTCTTGAGCGCCGGTTGTGTAGACGATACGCTCCACATAATTGGTGCTGCTGACTGACCAAGTATAGTCAGTATTGACCGTGTCGGTCCGTGTGGCAGTCACCTTGAGGCGAAGATTCAGACCAGTACCACCATAGACTGGAAAGCTTTGACCAACAGCATAGCGGCCACTACCAGAGGTGAGAATGCTCACAGCCGAGGGGACACCAGTCACTGTGGCAGTGGAAGGCGTAGCAATCGCTGATGCTTCATCCAGCTTACGGAAGGTAAAGGTACCATTGGCTTCACGAATAATAACGTGAGGCATGGTAGATTCGTTAAGGGTCTCAACGACTCCAGGACCAATCGTCTCTTCCCATACACCAGTACCAGAAGCACCACCATCGCTGGTAACAAACTTCACATAATAATCATCTCCACGAGAGTCTTCAGATGACAATACCTTAATGACAAGTCCATTGAGGAATTGACGAGGAAGCTCACTAACCGTACTAACGGTACCCTTGTAGGCTTGGATTGCGTTGCCTGCTGTTCCACCCTTGGCTTCAAGAGAGAAGTCTGCATTGTTGGCCCTACGCACATGAATTGTATTACCAACACCAGTCGCTACAAAGGCAGGGTTTCCATTGATGGAAGACACCAACGCATTGATGATGGTGTTGGCGTTTAGGGACGATCCAGAGGTTGTAGGAGAGTTATAAGTAAACGATGTGCCAGCAATCTTAACCTCATAGGTGGTGTCATAGGCCACACTGTTGAGGACAACAAAGCCATACGGAGTGATGGATGGGCTAACATCTCCAGCATTTTCCGTGACCGTAACCGTGCGATTCAACACAAAGGTGTAGTCGTTGATTTGAAGAACGGCCAGGTCGGCTGAATCAATGTGAGTGGCGTATGTGGTTGCTGATGCTGCCGGAGTATTGACGGTCTGCTGGATACCGCTGTTGGCATCCCAAATTCTCAGAACACCTTGTTTGGTGAACTGAACTAGATATTTCTCTTCTTCATCTCGAAAGATTGGAAACCATGTTCCATCAGACGCAGCATTGTCAAGCTTTCGGATGCCACGCAGGCCCGGCCTTTTAGCAAGACCAAAGGTTGGATCAGGATAATAGTTAGTACATTCTCGCAGCTGGTTTGGAGCCTTAAAGGCATCTGGTTGCTGCGACACCCCACCAATAAGGTTGGGAAGCTTTTGAGAAATAGCAGCCATCAGCGAGCAATGGTACGGAACGGGGTATAAGACACATAGAAGTTCTGACCCGTTTCCAATCCAAAGATGTTAACCTCAGAGGTATTGGTATCGTAGGCCAGGCAGTTGGCACGGAGGATGGCTTCGTCCTGGGCGTTGAAGGTGACCATTTCCTGCGAACCAAGAACTCTACCAGCAAACACTCTAGCAGATCGCTGCGTGATGTAATCCTTAAAGACCTGGGGAAGATCTTCAAAGTCAAACAGCCATACCACGTCACACTTGATCGGATTGCCAGAAGGGAAGGTGTAGGTGTGACCAATCTTGTCGTACAACTTACCATTCCGAAGTACGGTCTGGTACTTTTGGACGTTGGAAGTTTTATTGTCAGAGATCGACAGGACGTTTTGAGGAATGGCAATGTCCCCATTCACGTCAGGAGTAAACGGGTAGTTCACTTCGGTATTGAAGTGCCAGCCTTCTCCTTGAACCTCACGGTTGACAGCCTCCAGCACGTCAAGAGCAAGGGCAATTTCAGGGTTAGCAACATCAAGGCTGACCACTGGAGCCTGCCCGATGCCACTCAACATTTGGTTAATGGCTTGAAGTCTTGTTGTCATTTCAATCCTTTAATACAGG